GACAGTTCCCGCTGGATATCGCGGCGGAGTTCCTTGTCGATCTGGCCGAACGCCCGGACGAGCTCGTTCAGCCCTTCGACCTTGACCGCCCCTGCCATCGGGCTACGTGGTCGCCATGACGACGGCACCGGTGCAGGTGAACTTGACCTGCGTGTCGGAGCGGTCGCCGACCTTGCCCGAGAGGGGCATGTAGTCCATCAGGAGCGCGGTGGCGGTGAACGACGGGTTCGTCGTCGACACCGTGGTGTTCACCGGCACGATCTTGACCGTAAAGCCGGTGCTTGCGAGCAGCGGCCACAACGTTGCGTTCACCTTCGACGCGGCGAAGTCCTGCAGGAACGTCACGGTGATCGTGTCCGAGCGGAGTCCGACCGCGTGCTGCGTTGCGGTAGCGCCCATCGCGGTGATGTCGACATCGTTCTGCGAGATCGCCACCTCGACCGAGTCGACGTGGTCGGTCAGGTCCGTGCCTGCGACCGTGACCTGTGCGTTGGTCAGAATTACGACCCCCACTTTGGCCCCTTCCTCTAGGTTGTGCCGCCCCAGAGCCGGGGCTGGCTTACTGCGCTGCGGCTAGGCGCCGCAGATGACGTACACGTCCCACTCCGCGCCGAGCACGGATGAGCCGTCGGAGCGCACATACTCCTGATAGGCGCGGCACTCCCTTACGTCCAGGTCGGAGCATGCCCCGCCCAGAGTCTTGTCCGACTCGATCGCGTCCTGCACCGACGACGCCGAGCCGGTGCCGATCATCTCGTCGAGCAGCTTCTGCGCCCCGATATCGGAGACGGCGCCGACGAACGCGAACACGACCATGTACCAGTTCGTGCTGCCGCCGCCCATCGCCTGCCCGTACTCGACACCTACGTCGGTAGACGGCCTGACCCAGATCGTGGGCGGCGTCGGGTTGCTCAACACGTAGGCCGAGACCTGCTCGACCCCGGCGACGGCCTGGAGGTTGGCGGCGAGGCCGGCGCGGATCGCGGCGAGTGAGGTCACCCGCTCGGCCGCTCACGCTGGTAGTCGGCGACGAGGAACCTGACGGACGGATCCGTGACAGCGAGGCGGGTGACGGCGCCGACGTCCATCCCGATCGCAACGACACCGAATGGCGCCTCCCGTGCGCGGCGAAGCAGTTGCGTGGCGAGGATCGTGACGGCCTCGACGATCGCGCCCGGCACCGCCGCCCAGCCGAACTTGCCGGTCACCTCGACGCTACGCGGCCACGGTGGTAGAGCCCTGCCCCACACGAGGTTAACGGTCGCGCGCGTCCACGGCCGGCCGTCTGAATCGGCGTTGTTCGGCTCGAGCACGAACCACTGGTTCAGCGTCCACGTCTCCTCGTACGTGCCGTCGCCGTTGCGGTCAACCTTCAAGCTCGTGAGCGTGATCAGGTCGTCGATCAGGCAGGTGCTGCCGGTCTGCGGCGTGTAGTGCCTCACCTGCGTGGCGTCCGCGTCCGGGTAGAACCGGCGGTTGCACGCGCCCTCGATGCCCCGGCTGGCCGCCTCGATCGCAGCGGACACGTCGTCTTCGGCGAACGTGGTGCCCGTGAGCTCGAGAGTGGCCTTGAGTTGCTCGTTGGTCAGGTAGACGGTCACGCGCCCTCCGGTGTGATCCTGACGAGGATGTACGAGTCGTTCGGGAACGTCTGGATGCCGCCCCCGCTGTAGGTGACCTGCCAGTCGGCGAGGTAGAGCCCGGAGACGCTCGTGTTGCCCGCAATCCAAGCGTAGGACACCTTGCCCTTCGAGCCGTCGACGCCGGTGCCGTTCTGGTCGTTCGACGCCGCCGTGTTGATGACAGGCGTGCCGCTGCCATTGATCGGCGCGACCCGGAACTTGACGGTGGCGTTCTGAATGTTGACGGCGGCGCCGGTCGAGTCCTCGAGCGTCGTGCGGATGATGCTGGTCGTGTCACCTACGCGGAGGAAGAAATCAGCTACTGGCATCAAGGCCCTTTCACGAGGTGGCCTGCGTGATCGCGGTGACGGCCTGGAACGTTACGGGCGCATCGCTGCGGTCGCCGACCTTGGCGCTCAACGGTGTGTAGTCCAAGATGATGCAGGTGGCGGAGAACAGCGGGTTGGTGGCGCTGACGACGCCGGAGCGCGGCTTGCAGGAGACGGTGAAGCCGTTGCTCGACAGTAGTCCAGCGATAACGGCGTGCACCTTGTTAGCGCCGAAGTCCTGCAGGAACACGGCCTGGATCTGGTCGGTGCGTAGCGCCGGCGCATAATGCAGCCCGGTGTCGCCGTAGCGGGTGACGTCCATCATGCCCTGGTGGACGGTGATGGTTACGGAGTCGACGTGGTCTGAGAGGTCAACGCCTGCGATGGTGAGGACGGCGTCTCGGAGAACGGAGAGTGGCGCCTGGACGGGCGGCGGGATCGTACCGCCGGTTCTGGCACCCGAGCCGTAGAACCGGGTGCTGCCCGCGCCGGTCGAGATGTAGATGAGGACTTTGCGGCCGGTGGCGTAGTCGCGGGCGGTGCCTGTACCAGTCTTCTGGTAGAGGACGCCGCTGCCGCCGAGCAGGTACTGCTTGGCGCCCGTCGCGTAAAGCCGTGCGGCTCCGGCGCCAGTTTTGAAGTATGCGCCCGGGGTCGCCTGCTGGCGAAACGGCACCAGCGGCGACGTCGTCGCCAGGTAACCGGCCCCGAGCACCCTGGCGCCCGTGCTGTAGAGCTTGGCGACCGCCGCGCCGGTCTTCGTGAATAGCGCCCTGCCGCCCGTCCTGGTGCCGCGGCCGTACAGTTTCGCGACCGCCGCGCCCTTCTTGTTGTAGGTGGCGCCGCCGCCGGCCGTGTACTTGTAACCGGCGTTGACGACCTCCCAGTTGCTCGAGGTGCCGAGCGTGCCGGAAAGCGGATACGTGCCCGATGCTGCAACGACCTGGCTGAACGCGAACAGCCGCATGCCCGTGTCCGTTGTGACGCTCGGGGTAGAGGCGGCGCTCCAGCCAGCAGTGACACCAGTCAGGGTCGTAGCGGTGTCGGCGAGCACAGCGCCGAACAGGCAGTCGTTCGCGTTTGTGGTGGCTAGGGATTGAAGGTTGTCGCTGACCGCGGTGCCGGAGCCTCGCCCTTCACCGTTCGATGTGCCGGGCGTCCCGTCGAAGCCGGTCGGCAGGTCGAACTTGTAGGCGTGGTAGGCGACCCGGTTTGACCCGATCCCCGTAGACGGCGTGATCGTGTCGCCGGGGTTCAGCGCTGTCGGCGTCAGGCAGCTAAAGGTGGCTACGTCAATGACGCCCGCGAAGCTGAACGCGTCGTCCTGCGTATATGTGTTGCCTGCGGTGTCGGACGGGGCGATAGGCGGACTGTTCGTGTCCATCGCCGCCAGGACGATGATCCCCTGCGCGGTCGTGACCCCGACGCCCAACGTAATGGTGCAGGCACCGCCGGCGCTCTGGGACGCCGCACCGCCGAGGTAGGTGATCGCCACCTACGCTCCGGTGATGCTGTCCACCATCAGCTGCACGCCTCGTACGCGCCTGCGTCAGCGTTCGTGCCAGCCGGTCTAGCGGCGCCGTTGATGTCCGTCGCCGGGAAGCCGCCGACGACACTAGACGGCACCTTGTTCGCCGCAACGGCCGAGCAGTTCACCAGCGTGTACGTGTAGGTGGTGAAGTTCGTGTACTGGTCCGGCGAGCTCGCAGACGAGTTCGTGCCGCACGCGGCGCCCTGCAGCACGTTGTAGTCCCACACCACGCCAACGTCCGTGGTCTGGCTCGAACAGTTGCCGCCCGGGCTGCCCATGATGTTTCCGATCAGGTAGATGTCGGACAGCGTGCCGGCGGAGTCGATGACCTGCGGGTAATCGGCGACCGTCGAGTTCGACTCAGGCATCGAGTTGAACCGGATCAGCCAGTGTTGCTGCACCTGCGACGAGCCGTTGACGCCGTGGTTGAAGACGTGGTTACCGTTCGTCGCCGTCCCGTTCCCGTCGCTGTTACAGCCACCGCCGCCACTGAACTGCTGATGCGAGCAGGTGGAGTCCAGCACGTTGTTCTGGATCAGCCAGTAACTGCCACCGTGCGCCTGGTTCGAGGTGCCCCACGGATTCGTCCAGTCGTCCTGCGCGTCATTCAAGAACCGGGAGTTTTGGATCGTGACGTGGTCGCCCTCCTCGAACTGGATCGCCTCGAGGTGCTGCCCGGCCTGAGTCCAGTACACGTTCTCGATCAGGTTGCCGTCGAACATCAGGTGGTCGTTCACGTTGTCGGTCTGGCCGGAGTTGCAGTCGGTGATCTGGTTCTTCGACGCGTTCGCCCCCGTCCACTGCATGTTCCACGTGTCGGAGATCATGTAGAAGTGCTGGATGCCCTTAAGGTAGAACGCCTCGCCGGTGCCGCCGCGGATGATCGTGTCGGTGTAGTTGTTGACGGTGGTGCAGCTCAGGTTCGTCATCGTCAGGACGCCGTTCGTACCGTTGTGGAGTCCGGTGCCAAGCGTAAGCCCGTTCAGGTACACGTAGGGCGCGTCGATGTTCATGTTGTTGATCGTGACGGACGCGGACGGCGCCGGCGTGAACTGGACGCAGCCGGTCAGATCCTGCGCCTCCGTAGAAGACCCAGCCGACGCGCTACCGGTGAGGAATGGGCCGCCCCACCAGCAGTGACTGCCAGACACTGTCTTGGCGTGGGAGTTCAGAATGTCCTGGTCGCCGTAGGTGCCCGTCTTGAGGAAACAGGTGTCGCCCTTTGCTGCGACCTGGTAGCACTTGTCCATCGTCAGGAACGGGCTGCCGGTCGTGCCGGGGTTGACGTCGGAGCCGGACGTGCTGATGTACCAACTGGCGCCTGGGCCGCCCCCGCCTCCGCTGACTACGCCGCCCTGCCAGATACCGACGCCGAGACCGATCGCCGCCGCCGCGAGGACGACGCCGCCGATCCTCCGAAGGCCACCGCCGACGCGCGCCATCTAGTAGCGCCTGAACGCCGGGTAGACGGTCACGGTGCCGGAGTCCGAGATCAGCCTGACCGTCGACAGGTTCGTGAGCTCGAACGTGCCGCCTGCGGGGATACACACACCTATTCCGCCTGCGGTGGGGACGGTGCCGTCCTCGGTGAAGTAGACGTTGGCGCCGCCCGGAGGCACCGACAGGAGCGCGTGCGTGGCGCCGCTCGGGATGCCGCCCGTGATCGAGGACAGCAGGGCGGCGCTGCCGGTCACGCCCAACGTGTGGCCGGACGCAAGCGGGGTCGCCACTGTGGTTGTTGCCGCGGTGACCATCGAGTAGTTGCCGTCGGCGTTCAGGTACACCATGAACGACCTAGCGACACCGCTGGAGTCGAACAGTGAGATCGTGGAGAGAGCCATCTAGCCTCCTGTCGCCTGGTGGTGTGCCTGGTATGCGGCCCGCAGCGCGAGCCCTGTCTGAGTGACCACGTACGGATACTCGCTCGCGTTCACCCAGTACGTCTCGAGCCTGCCCGCCTCACGCGGATTGGCACGTTTGTACATGGCGTAGAGCGTGCCGGAGAGCATGTGGTCGTGGAACGAGACGAGGTTGGCCGCGATCGCCGTCAGTGGGCTGTCCTGCTGGGGTAGCGGCACGAGCGGAGACACAGATCTCACGTCAGCCTCCTACTAGGACGCGGGTGCGGCTCGAGGACGGCGGGCTGTTACTCGTGCCGTCGCCGGTCTCGGTCTCGGTGGTGCTGTCGTTCAGCACGAACTCGTCGACACCGGGGCCGGTGCTGACGCGGGTGCGGCCGTAGACGGGCGAGCCGGCACCCGACTGGACGAGATGGCTGGCGCCGTTGCCGTACAGGCGCGCTACCCCGGCGCCGCGCTCGACGTACAGGCTCGCGTCCGGCCCGTACACGTACAGACGGGCGAGGGTCGAGCCGGTCTCGGTGAACGTAGCGGCCTTGGCGCCTGTCGCGTACAGCCGGTTGACGCCTGCGCCCGTCCTGGCCCGAGTGTTGAGTTTCGCCCCCGAGGCGTACAGCTTGTTGACACCCGCGCCGGTGCGCGCCCGGACGTTGAGCTTCGCGCCTGTGCTGAACAGTTGGGCGACGGCGGGTGCTTTGCGGTTGAACAGGCTGGCGTCCGTGCCGGTCGCGTAGAGCTTCGCGGCGGAGGCGCCCGTCTTCGTGTAGATCTGGCCGCCCGACGGTATGTACTGCTTGGCGCCTGCCCCGTAGAACTTGGCGACACCGGCACCCGTCTCGTTGAGATGGATCTCGTCGGAGCCCGTCGCGTAGAGCTTGCTGACGCCGGCGCCACGCTCGACGTACGTGACGACCTTGCCGCCGGCCGCGTACAGCTTGTTGACACCCGCGCCGGTCTTCTGGTAAGTGACCGCCCCGGTGGTTTTCGCCTCCGTACCGGTGGCATAGAGCTTGGCGACTCCTACGCCGGTTCTGGCGCGGAGGTTGAGTTTCGCCCCGGCCGCGTACAGTTTCGCGACACCGGCGCCCGTCCGGTTCAGGAGGTAGGCGTCGACCCCGGTCGCGTACAGCTTCGCGACTGCGGCGCCCGTCCTGGCTCGCAGGTTGAGTTTCGCGCCGCTGCCGTAGAGTTTCGCAACCCCGGCGCCTGACTTGCCGAGCGTCGCGGCGTTCGCACCCGACCCGTAGAGCTTGGCGACCGCCGCGCCGGTCTTGTTCAGCAGAAGCTGGTCGGCACCCGTCGCGTAGAGTTTGTTGACGGCCGCGCCGGTCTTCTGATAGAGGACGGCGCTACTGCTCGGCGAGTAGTCGTCCTCGAACGGCCCCCAGTCAAACCAGTTGGGATCCTCGCCCGCGTCGTACCAGGAAAGACTCCCTAGCTCGGGATCGTATTGCCCGAGCGGCACGCGGCTACCCGATCAGCTCGGAACGGACGAGTTGCGCCGTGCCCGCGAACGCCGTCGCCCCGTTGAAACTCACCCCGATGATCGAGTTCGCCACCGTCGAGTTAAACCCGCCGCTCGTCGTCTGCCCCGCCCTGATTGGCGTCGTGCCGCCGAACCCCGTCGCCGCCAGGTTCGGGATCATGCTGAAATCGCCCTGGAGGACGGCACTCGTACCCGCGCCGACCGTGCGGAAGACGGAGACGATCTCGAACTTTGCCGTGTCAGGCACGGACGTGCCGACGCCGAACGTGAACGCGCACGTGCAGGTGGTGTCCGCTGTCGATCCGCCCGTGCCGATCCTGATCGTGACGACCGGGGAGCCCGTACCCGCCGTCTTGACCAGATCGAACACGCACCGGTAGGTGGTGCCCGCGACCGGCAGGTTCGCCGGGATCGAGATGCTCGACCCGATCAGGTACAGGTCGGCGGTCGAGACCGTCTGCGCTGCCGTCGAGTAGTTCTTTAGCGGGAACACGGACGAGGCGACGACGAAGAACCCGATGCCCTCCACGTACTCGAGCGTGTCACCCGGCCGGAGCGTCACCTTGATCATCGTGTAAAGGGTGGCGTTCGCGTTGTACTGCACCGTCACGTCGTCCGACAGAGACGCGTCCTTGTTCGTGATGTGGAGCGTCTTCACGTTCCGGGTGGTCGACGCCGCCGGGGTCGCGACAATGTCGGTCGTCGCACCGGACGAGATCGCCGTCATCGTCCGCCCGGGCGTAACCGTGCCCGCGTTCAGATCAGCCCAGGACGCATGCACGTCAACGGTGGCCGCGCTCGACGTGACCAGTTGCAACTTGTCGGTCGTCGAGTTGACAAGATTCAGCATCGCGCTCCTATCGCCGTGGCTGGACTGACGGGCGAATCATCGTCTTCGGGAATCGCGAGTAGTCAGGCTTAACAAGAGTCGGCACCACGAACGTATACGGGCCGACAACAGCCTCCCAGTTCACGGAGGCACCCAGCGTCCCCGACAGCGGGAAGGTGCCGGTCGCCGCTGTGGTTTGTGAGAAGCACCACATGCGGTTCGTGCTGCCCCCGGTGGTGACGGTGCCGTCGAGGTTCCAGCCTGCCGTCACGCCGGTCAGGGTGGTTGCCGACAGCGCAGCCACGGCAGCCACGAGGTAGTCGGTCGCGTTCGCCAACGCCCCGTTTTGCAGGTTCAGACTGACCGCCGTGCCTGCTCCTCTCCCCTCGCCGTTCGTTGTGGTCGGGGTGCCGTCGAACCCGGTGACGGCGTCGAGTTGCCACGCGCCGATGCACCACTGAACAGACGCGGTGGCCGCCACGGTGATCGTGTTCGTATTGACGAGTTGTGTTGTCAGAGTGGCCCGGTAGAACCCGATGTGCATCACGCCGCCTTGCGTGAAGTTGTCGACCACCGTGTACGTGTTGCCGCCCGTGTCTGTCGGCGCGATCAAGGAGCCGCCGATGTCGTCGCAGATCATCACGATCACATCGGCCCTGACTGGGACTGTCACCCCGACCGTGATCGTCGCGGTTGTGTTCGCCGACGCCGACGAGCCGCTGCCGAGGAACGTTATTGCCACTACCCGCCGAGGATCACCGTGGGACTTACTTTTATCTGATCGGAACTGTTGATAGTTACGGCCGTAGTGTCGTCGAAGTTCGCCGCGAAGTACGTCTTCCCGACCGTCAGCGAGTTGCCCAGCCAGAACCCGTTAAGTGCGCCACCCGTGTAGGCGGCGGTCGCAACCGGGAACGAGATCTGCGCGCACGCCGACGTACGACCCGACGTGGTCGAGCCGATCGCGCCCCACGACGCGCTCGAGATGGTTTGCCTGGCGTAGGCGCCCGCGCCCGGCTCGGTGTACGACAGCGCCACCGACGCCGAAGTGCCGACGGTGGAGGCGGTGAACGTATTGAACAGGGCGAGCCAGGTATTCACCGGCGCGGTGCCGGACGTGGCGAACCCCGCGTTCGCGAGCACCAGGTCGATGCCCTCGTTGGGCCAGATTTCTGCCATTGCAGACCGCCTCCTTTAGGCGATAGGGATCATTGTGGGTCGCCGATCGCCGGCGGCCTTGCACTTCGAGCAGTAGTACCTGTCGCGGCTGAGCCAGAGGATCGTGCGGAGCTCGCCGCACTCCGAGCAGACGGTGATCGTCACCGGGTTGTCGTGGCTGTTCGGGAGTTCGATCGCCGGATGGCCGTTGATCTCAGGTGGCGGCTGGCTCAAGCTCCGGCGCCTTCAACCCGATGTAGATCTCGTTCTCGCCGTCCGCGCCGCCGTGGTCGATCTTCACCATCAGCAGGCCGTCGCGCCACTCAGGCCACAGGTACGCCTGCCCGATATGGCCGAGCAGCGCGTCCGGGTCGCACCAAATGTCGTAGCCGTGCGCCCGCACCTTGCGGCAGAACTCGTAATCCTCGTTCAGGTAGACGCCGTCGGTGCTCTCGAAGAACGGAAACCCGATGTCGTCGAGCACACGGCGGCGGACGAGCATCCCGGCGCTGCCTGACGCCATCACCGTGAACATCTCCTCGGGCACCTCGTGGAGCTGGTACGGCATCCAGCCCGGGTAGTCGCGGCCTAGCCGCTCGTCGTGGAACACCGACTCCTCTTTCGCGATCGTCAGTGTGTACGGCGGGTTGCGTTTGACGCCGAGCGGCACGACGACGTCGACGTCGTCCTCGAGCAGCCGGACGAGCAGGTCGCCGGGGAAGCGGTGGTCGTCGCCGAGGATCCACGCCCACTCGTGCTCGGGCGGCATGTCCATGATCGCCATGTTCAGGTTGTCGGTGATCGACGCGGAGCGGCGCATCAGGACGCCGGAGCCGGGCGGGGTGGCGAGGTTGAACAGGTCGATGACGAAGTCGGGGTAACGGAGTTGGTCGCCGATCGGGACGATGACACTGCCCGGCGGCTGCTTCCTCGCCCGGTCTTTAGGCGGCATGGCCGAGGGCGGCGGCACGATCAAGGAGGGAGCTCATACCGCCGCCTCGTCGGCCTCGACGACGTCGGATTCGTCGTCGAACTCGGGCGGGTCATGGTTCGCGAGCCACTCGACCCGCGTCTCCTCCCGCATCTGGTAGTAGCCCTTCTGCGTCTCGCGGCGTGTTTTCGGCCTGTCCTCCGGCCGGTGGTAGGAGACAAGGTCGCGGCCGAGGTCGCAGGCGGGCACGTCCTTGTCCCAGTTCGGGCCGCGCACCCACTCGCGCTTACCGGCGGCGCCCTTGACGCTGTACAGCCAGTGCTGCGGGCCGACGCGGAGTGTCGGGTTCCACCGGAAGATGTTGCGATCCTTGTACGTCCACTCGCTATCGCAGTCACGGTCGCGCACGTACTCGGACAGTCCGAACGGCGACGGCACCTCGAGCCCCATCCACTCCTGGACGCCGGTGTCGTCGAGCATGTCGCGGCCGTCGAGGACGGTGTAGGTGGCGACGTTGAGGTCGGTGGCGGCGAGGCGGGAGCGGGCGAGCTCGGGATCGACCTGGAGGATGCACTGGTCGGCGTCGAACACGAGCACCCAATCCTCGTCGGTCAGTTCGAGCGTGCCGGCTAGCCGGAGCAGTTGGTTGCGCTTCGCCAACTCGTTCCCCCACCAGATCGAGGTGGGCCGGTAGATGATCGATGCGGCCCCGCCTGCTTCGGCGGCGTGCATGATCGCCTCCGCCTCGCGCGGGTGGCTGCGTGCGCGGGCGCCGGGGGTGAGGGAGTAGGCGCCGTCGCACGCGACGATCGTGTCGCAGATGCGGGCGAATCCGCTCACGGCTGCGGAGAGCCAGGACGGGCTCTCCATCCACCAGTTCAGCAGGCCGACGACCTTCAATCCGCGCTCCTTTCGAGGAACCTGACGTGTGACGGGACACCTTGCGGCGAATGGACAGCGTGAGTGATCGTCCAGCCGGCGACCACCCATTTCGCGTCGAAGTCGTGGAGCGACAGTTCGAGCACGTGGGTTGTGGTCGACCCGTTCCAGGTCTGCCCACTGCCGTCGAGCGGAACGTCCACGTAGGCGTAGTCGCAGTCAAGCGCCGCGATCAGCGCGTCCAGGTGCTGCTCGGTGAGATGCTCGAGCGAGTGGGAAGCGATGAACGCGTCGCAGGGGACAGAGTAGGGGCCGTCCGCCCATAGCCAACCATCATCGATACTGAACGCGTAGGAGGAGTGGTAACAAACCTGCGGCACATCGGCGAGTTCGTAGTTCCACCAGATACCGATGCCGAAACGATCAGGGAGCATGGCGGCGGCGAGCGCGCCGTCCCAGCCGCCGAGCTCGACCACCCAGCCGGGCTTGCACCAGTCGAGGAACGCGGCGACCTGCTCGGCGTCCCAGTAGTTCTGATCCGGGTACTCGCGGGCGAGGAGGTCGTAGAACTCGCGGTGGGCGGCGTACGGCATGCCGTCGCGGTAGCGGGTGCGATAGTCGTCGAGGGCGGCCACGTCGATCACGCCAGCACCACCTCCTGCTCGAGCCCGCACGGCTTCGCGTCCCGCTCGTCCTCGCCGAACGTCCGACTGTGCCGCCAGTGGTAACAGAACCCCTCGCGGGCGGCGACGATCGGCACCTCGTCCTGCTGCAGCCGGGCGGACGTCCAGAAGTCCGACGCGTAGCCGGGCGTGCCGAAGCACTCGAACGGATGCTTGAGCCACAGGTCGCGGCTCATGCCGGTGAGGCTCATCCCCGTGAACCACGTCGGGATCACCGGCTCCGGATAGCTGACGCACTCTGCGTAGTGGCGGAACGTGTAGGCGTGCTCGAGCGGCCCCGGCTTCAGCGGCTTCGACGTCAGATTGACGACCCACTCGGTGTGCGATCCCTGGCTGTAGCCGGTGACGACCGGGTGGTCGCCGGAGTCGCGCAGGCGGCGGACGGCGTCGAGCGCGGGCTTCCGGACGATCACGTCATCGCTCACCACCCAGAGCCAGTCGAAGTCGTAGCCCAATACGGCCGGGAACGCGTGGTCGGCGATCCCCCGCTCGGTATAGCCGGTCATCCACAAGGTCGGGATGTCGAGTTCACGGATAGAGGCGAGGCACTCGGGGATGTCGCGGGCGTGCATGACGACCAGCGCGTCACGCACCGAGCCGCCACCACGTCTTCCCGAACAGAACCCACCACGTGCCGCCCACCTGGATGACCGTCATCGCCGGGCGAGCGCGATCTCGCAACGGATGAACTCCGCGTAGAGCCGGGCGGTGCGCCTGCACCACCGGACACGGCACGGCGGACACGGGCAGCAGGCGTTACACGGGTTGTGGCTCTCGCGCTCGAAGTCGGTCACGGCTTCGCCGCCTCACGCAAATGGGCATTCTCGGCCTTGAGCCGCTCGTTCTCCTCGCGCAGGCAATAGAGGTCATATCGCTTATGGCACGGCACGCACAGTTCCACGAAATCCTCCAATTCGCGCCGATACTCGCGCGACACGTTCGCCCATTGCGTATGTCGTTCTGCGCCGCAGTTCTGACAACAACCGGTCTTGATCTTCCGTTTGCGAATCCAGTTATGGACGGCACTGTAACCAGCAGCATCTCCAAGCCACGCCGGATTTCTGTCATCGCTAGTGGCACGACTAATCTTTGCGCGCGCTTCCGATGACATCACCTTTCGCCGACTTGCCTCGCCGATCTTGCGCAACGTCTCCTCGGTACGCGCTCGGGCGTTGTGTCCTCGGCGAAAGCGCGAAACGGTGCTCTGGCCGCATTCGCATTCACACATCTTGGTAATAGGCTGTTCGCGCATCGGGAGCTGGTACCTCCTGGTGTCGCGCCCCCGGTGTTCACGCACGCGGGGGCTTTGGCTAAGGCTTCGCAGCCTCAATTTTACGTGATCGCTCGGCTACCTCGGCTGGCCAGAAGTGCCATTCAGGGTGGAGGTTGATTTGCACTGGCCCACCAGCAGCCAGCCGCTCCTCCGGTGACTCCCGCCACACGCCACGCGAGTCCCCCACGTACCTGCCCTCCCACTGCGGGCCGAGCGCGTGCTCGAACCCAGGTACGTCGCGCCAGTAGACGCTCCGAGGCGGCGCGTGGAACGCCACCCGGCGCGTCACATCCAGGCCGCCCTCCTGAAACAGCAGCCAATCCCACTCGCA